AAAAGAAACAACCAACAGTTACCGCATACAGCCTTGGGGCGATGGGTTGTATGATACTCCGAGAATGTACAGAAGGAGTTGAACAACTTACACCAGACTCTACATTTTTATCTGGTAAAGAGTTTGATAATTTCAGAGCAGAAATCAAATCTATTCTAATGGCACTGAATAAACTGAATGTTCCAGTTTATATCGGTCCGAGTAGATACTTCACTCCAAGAACGATAGGGTTATATAAACCAGAATACAATCGTTTCTTTATCAACGAAGAACTTCTAAAAGATCCTAGAGAGTTTCTGGGAACTCTAAGACACGAAGGATGGCATACAGTTCAAGATTGTATGGGTGGTGGATTAAAGACTGCATTTATGGCACAAGTCCATCAAGATTCTGAGATTCCTGCTTGGGTAATGAAGATGACTAAACTTTCTTATGAATCCATGGGGCAGAGTCGTGCCGTGCCTTGGGAAGCAGATGCTAACTGGGCAGAAGAACAAGCAAATGTGACTGCACAAAAGTTAGAAATGTGTGTCAAAGGACCACTCTGGGAACAGGTAAGACCAACTCCTATGACGATGGAGTGGTTGATTGGTTGTGGGTGGATGAAACCACAAGAAGGTTATAAAGAATATAATCCAAATAAGAAAGCAGATTATTGTGTAGAGGGTAAGTACTAATGCCGCATGATTTTCCTTGGGGTGTTTTTATTATTCTTTCTTGCGGGTTAACTTTTACTGCATATATAATCTATTCAATAATGAAGTTAGCATTTGAGGAAATGAAAGATGAAGAACCTAGCACTCATTCTGTCAGCGACGAGTCTGGCAATTAGTGGAGTACTTTGTTATGGTGCTTATGTAACTTACCAGAAAGCACAAAAGATTCTTGAGAACCCAGAAGAGTTTGTAGGTAAAGTTGTAGAGAATCAAGTTAATAAGGCATTTGAAAAATTACCTATTCCGAAACTAAATACTGGGAGTATTAAGTTTCCTTTCTGATGTCAAACCAAGATCCATACATATATCGTATCAGAGAAATCCATAAAGTAGTCGATGGAGACACTATTGACGCTGATATTGATTTGGGGTTCGATATATCTCTTACTAAACGGATTCGCCTTGCTGGTGTTGACACTCCTGAGAGTCGCACCGCTGATGCGAACGAAAAGAAATACGGACTTGAATCAAAAGAATGGTTGAAGCATCGCTGCGAAGGTGCTAAAAACATTCTAATCAAGACTGAACTTCCTGACTCCACAGAAAAGTATGGAAGAATTATCGGGCATCTGTTTATTAATGATGAACCAACATCACTGAATAATCAAATGATTGCTGAAGGTTATGCCTGGTCTTATGATGGTGGCACAAAAGTTAAGAACTTTGCTGAACTAGATGCGAAGCGTAAGAAGTAATCACTTTGAGTGAAACTTCTTATATTGTTCTTTCTTTTCTTTCTTCTGTTCTTTCTTGAGTAACTTATTGACTTTCTTGAGAGACTGACTTTTCTCAAACGCAAAGAATATCTGAAGTTCATAAGGGGTAAGATCTCTGCTCAAGAGTTTCTTACCCCTTACAAATATCTGTTGAACAATCGGTTTCATTTTGTTTACCATCCATTCCACCAAAGATTTGCCAACAAGAGCCGCAGCAACAGAAGCAGTAGCAGTGGTACCAGCAAGAATAACCTGTTCTTTTGGAGGAACTGGAACTTCTCCGATGATTGGTACTTCAATTACGGGCACCCCTAAATTTGTTGATTGGTTTGTTTCCTTGATTATCTTGTCTTGTGCAGATTCTTGAGGAACTTGAACCTGTGGCAGGACTGGTTGAGCGTCTGGAAGTCCTCTGGTCTTTTCTTCTTTCTCTTCCTGCTGTTTCTTCTGCTCTGCTCTTACAGCAGCATCAAACTCTTCTTGAGTTGGAACATCAATCACTGGATACTTGATAGTCGTATCAGGCATATTGATAATCGGCATATCAATTTGAGGTATCACAGAAGGTTCTGTTCTGCGAGTAACAGGAGGTTCTATCGTTGGAATGATAGGAGGTGGTTCACTTCTTATTTGGATTGCTTTGATTTCCATTTGCTACATCCTGTACTCGTGGATATTTCACAACGACATCAGCACAGATTTTTGCATAAGGACTCTCTGGGTGAAATGAAATGCCATTCTTTATTGCTTCACCACACTTCAATAATCTGACTAATTCAAAATCAAGTCGTGCCTTATCTGCCTCTGCTTGTTGTCTAGTAATTTCTGTACGAACTCTTGCCTTACAGAGTTCTTGAAATGAACCATCAAGAGGAATAGAAAAACCTGCCGATAAACCAGTGTTCAGTGAGTTCTGTTGATAAGTTGTTGGATCAGTGCTACCAGATAAACTATTGTATCCAAAGGTTTGTAGGTTTAGTGTTGGTCCTTGACAAGAAACACCGCCACCATAAGTATTCACAGCAAAAGGACCCTGAAGCACCTGTACTGCCTGGTTGGTTACGTTACCAGTAGCAGATGCTGAGGGTCCTGCAATATTGGTGTTAGATGGTGCTTCCGCAAATACGGGAGACGCTAAACCGATTATTGTGTAAAGACAGATATAGAATTTGTGGTAGATTCTTCTACCGTTTTGCGATCTATCCATGTTTCTTTCGCAATTCCAGGAGTCAGATAAGTCTCACTAAACTGGAACGGAGCACCTTGATTGATGATGGTATAGTTCGCTCCTGGAGCAGGTGTTCCAGGGATGTTGATATTTGTACCAGTGACAGTATAAGATGTCCCAGTGGTATATTCTATTTGTTTGATAACTTCAATCACTTCAGTACGAGTTTTAGTTTCAGAAGTAATTGTGCCACTCGTAAAGTTAGGAGTGACGGGCGCAGCAAAGCAGGGAGATATAAATCCCGCTGCTAGCAGCAAAACGGGAGTTATGTGTCTCACTTGAATACGCTTAACTCGATGGTTCTTTGTGCCGTCGCGGTGCTTCCAGGACCACCAGCAGTGACTGTAGGAACACCAGTTCCACTCAGAGTACCCGCAAGAGAACCTTTATCTCCCGCTAACTGAGTAGTAGAGTTGCTATACAGGTTGGGAGAAGCAATTGCTCCAGAAGTTGCCGACTGAGTGGTGACCACAGTATCAGCAGTGATTGATGTTTCAGAGAAAGTAAATGCTTGTCCGTTTGTATTGATCGCATAAGAACCTGCTCCACCAACTCCTCCAAGAGTTGTTACATTAATGTTTGTGCCAGAGACCGCGTAGGAAGCTCCTACTCTTTCTGATTGTACCGCAGCACCCTGAACGCCTAATTGAATTGAGTCAGTGATTTTTGATGTGATTTCGCCAGCAAAAGCAGGAGTAGTAAAGAATAACGAAAAGATAAGTGCTAATCTTTTCATTGTTCTAGTGGTGATGAACTATTTGTATTTAGCGAGACACTTCTTTAACTGGCACACTTGACAAATTATAAATAAAAACTTAATATGGAAAATCCCCTAACAGGGATTACATCATGAGTCTTTGATGTGAAATTAGAGCCGTGGGGTCTGCCCTCTGAGAAGAGGGAAGTGCGCTTTCCCTATACGGATGTAGAGTTCAATCAATTTTAATGCAAAATATCTTTACAGTAGCCCTGCCTCTTCTGGCATCGGTTACGACCAACGTGGCAACACTGCCGATATTTCCTCCCTTGACGACGCCTCCAGCGCCGTTTTCTATTATTAAGGAGTTTGAAGTTACGACAGCGACCAAAGAGGTTGCTCCCGAAAAGCCAAAAGAGAAAAGGCTTATTTGTAAAGGGTGTAATGAAAATGAAAATGTTGCCCTGAATTATTTTCAGGACATTGGAATTAAAGACAGAAACGCCCTTGCTACCATCATGGGCAACATTAGACAGGAATCTACATTCGTGCCTAATATCTGCGAAGGAGGTAGCAGAACCAGTTGGCGTAATTGCTACGGCGGTTACGGACTGATTCAATGGACATCTGCCAACCGTTATTATGGATTGGGTGATTTTGCTAAGAAGTTTGGTGGTTCACCATCATCACTTCACACGCAACTTCGTTATCTAACAAATGAAGTCCAGTGGAAAGAGATTGAGGAGCGTATGAAGACTCCTGGAAAATCTATAAATCGTTACATGGACTATGCGTATAGTTGGATTGGTTGGGGGCATCATGGTGCCCGTACATCTTATGCACATGATTATGCATCCCGACTGATCACGGTAGAAGTTTGAAAAACTGAATATATAAGGGGAGTGCTGCAGAACTCCCCTTTATGATTAACTTTAACTTCGGTAAGAAAAAACCAGATAAAAAACAATTAATAATAGTCAGTATTGTATTATCTTCTATTATTGCAGCACTCTCACAATGCACAAAAATTCCCGATCACGCACTTTGGGACTTACTAGACGAAGTTCAACGTAAATATTTCCCAAACGGGATTTTGAATGAACTTATTCTTCAAGATCCTCACGCCGTAGAACGCAGAGTCAAACGTGATGTGGATCGAGCAATTGATGAAGTAACTCCAGAGTATGATCGTATTATCCAAGAATCAAATAAGCGTTATAAACCAAGATATTCTGAGAAACCACCAGACGGCAGTGAAGCACAAAAACTGCTTGGTGGAGAAATGAGAATCTGTGCCATATGGGTTGACGACTGCCCCAAGCAGTAGTATAATAAGAAAGTCGTTAGGGTCCATAGTTCAGATGGATAGAACAACAGCCTTCTAAGCTGTGTGTCGCAGGTTCGAGTCCTGCTGGACCTGTTGGAGATTTTATTCTCCATATTCTTTACTTTTTACTTATGGAACAAGTTAGTTATTCTCTTCGATATTCTTCTCGTGATGAAGATACCCGAGAAACCATTATGGATCTCGATATGAGTTTTGAAAATCCTAGTGATGAGGTTCTTGCAAAACGCATTAATACTTGGTTAAATGCTATTGGTAAAAATCTTGAAGTTGTGGTAAAATAGTAAAGTCTTATATTCCCCCTTGGCGCAGCGGTAGCGCAAACGACTGTTAATCGTAGGGTCCCTGGTTCGAATCCAGGAGGGGGAGTTGGAAGTGATCCTGCGATAACCTCAAGAGCACTCCTTCCAACTAAAACCTAGAATATTTCTAGGTCAGGGGGATGGCCTCCCCTGTTTCGCCCTTGTAGCTCAGCTGGTAGAGCGCGGCTTTTGTAAAGCCGATGTCGCAAGTTCAAGTCTTGTCGGGGGCTCTTACAATATACACTTCCTAAATAAGGAAGTGTATAAATACTAATAGATAAACTTTTTATATGTCTATTAAAAATTTATATTCTGATGAGGAAATAAAATCTTTTCTTTTAGAAAGTTCTTCTTTTTGGCAGTTTTGTAAAAAACTTGGATATACTAATAAAAGCGGAACTACTTATGATATCGTAAAAAAAGACCTTGATAATAGAGGAATTAAACTTCCTATTTTTAGGAAGGGTGGTAAAAGTACCAAAAAGAAAACTCACTCTGAAATTTTTTGCGAATTTTCTACTTATGATAGAAAAGATTTAAAAAAAAGAATATTGAAAGATGATATATTAAAGTATGAATGTTTAAAGTGTGGTATATCTGAATGGATGGGAAATCCAATATCACTACAAATAGACCATATTAATGGTGTAAATAACGACAACCGAGTAGAAAATTTAAGATTTTTATGTCCAAATTGCCACTCTCAGACAGATACTTGGGGAAATAAAAAAAGGGCTTGACATAATACTCATTATGCTTTATAATTTTTTGGTCCGTGTGAAGCGAAGATGCGCTGGGGTTCCGTGCCTGTGAAGAGGAAACTCTGAGGCTGGGTAAATCCCCACCATTGCGGAGTTAGTTCAGTGGTAGAACGCTATCCTTCCAAGTTAGATGTCGTCGGTTCGAATCCGATACTCCGCTTTCTTAACCAAACCTTAGTTGACACAACCGATACGGTTATGCTATTATACCGTTGACTTAATATTCTTTTAAGAATTGGTTAAGTCTCTCTAAATACTGAGGTTTTATCTACAAACCAAATCAAACGCATGAGGAACGCCTCAATTACTCGCGTTATCGTGTACAATGTCGTTTAGTACAAAACACAAATCTTTTATGAAACTCAAACAACTGATGCTTGCACCTGTTGCTCTGGGAATGGTTGCTCCTGTTGCTGCGAATGCCGCAGATCTTAATATGGCTGCAGTCAACCAATATGTTTCCTCGGAACAAGTAGCAAGTGTCTCTCAACTTACTGATGTCCGTCCTACTGATTGGGCATATCAGGCACTCAGCAATCTGGTTGAGCGTTATGGTTGTGTTGCTGGTTATGAAAACGGAACTTACCTTGGTGGTAAGGCAATGACCCGTTTTGAAGCTGCAGCACTTCTGAATGCTTGTCTGGATCGTGTGACCGAAGTTACCGATGAACTTAATCGTCTTGCTACCGAGTTCGCCAATGAACTTCAAGTTCTTCGTGGTCGTGTTGCCAAACTGGAGAAGCAAACTGTTGCTCTTCAAGCACAGCAGTTCTCCACCACTACCAAACTCAAGGGTGAGGCAACCTTCGTTCTCGGTGGTGTAGATGGTGCCCGCCTTGCTAACAGCAGCAATGTTGGCAATACTGCATTCAACTACGATCTTCGTCTGAGCTTTGATACTTCCTTCACTGGTAAGGATCTTCTCAAGACTCGTCTGCGTTCTGGTAACTTCTCCAGTCAACCCTTTGGATCTTCTTCTTCCTTGTTCAAACTGGACAAGGCAGAAACCTATGCAAATACTATGACGCTTGATCGTCTGTATTATCGTTTCCCTGCTCTTGCTAAGGGTGTTTATCTGACTGCTGGTGCTCAGGTTCGTAACACTGAGATGGCGTGGATTCCTTCCGCATACAAGTCGGACATTCTTGACTTCTTCCAAGTTGCTGGTGCTCCTGGTGTCTATAACAAGGCAACTGGTTCTGGTTTCGGTGTGGAATGGTCACAACCTGTCAAGAAAGGTAAGCCTGGTTTCGTTGCTAACCTGAACTATGTTGCTCAGAATGGTAACGATTCTACCAAAGGTCAGTTTGATGAAGATGGTTCTCTGAACACTCTTGCTCAAGTTGGTTACCGTGCTCCTCAGTATGGAATCGCATTCGGTTACCGCTATGGTACTGAAGGAACCCGTGTTCGTAACTTCAACGCTCTGGGTGGTGGTTCTGGTGCTCTTGCTGCTAACCAAACTTCCAATGGTTATGCCATTAATGCTTACTGGCAACCCAAGAAGTCGGGTATCATTCCTTCTGTGAGTGGTGCTTATGGTTGGAACACCGTCAGCCTTGCTGATAATCGTCAAACCCCTAGAGGTGCTACCGATTCACAAACCTGGATGGCTGGTCTTCAGTGGAGTGATGTATTTGTTAAGGGTAACGCTGCTGGTTTTGCCATCGGTGCTCCTGGTAACGCTGCCTCTCTGAAGGATGACCAGAAGGCTATTATGTGGGAAGCGTTCTATCGTTACAAGGTTAGCGATGCTGTCAGCGTGACTCCTGCGGTCTTCTATGTGTCCAACAATCAAGGTCTGAAGCAAAACTCTTCTAACTATGGTGGTGTGATTCAGACGACTTTCCGCTTCTAATAATATCTACGATACCTCTAAACCTCCTTTCGGGGAGGTTTTTTGGTGTTAGGGCTTAATTAACCTTTTCTTAACGTTAACTACAATGAAACTCAAACACATTGCTACACTTGGTCTCGCTCTTGCTCCTGCCACTGCATTTGCTGGACCTGCTATTAATGGTGCTGGTGCTACCTTCCCCGCACCCATCTACCAGCGTTGGTTCCAGGATTATGCTGGTGCCACTGGTGAAAGAGTAAACTATCAGTCCGTTGGTTCGGGTGCTGGCATTCGTCAGTTCGTTGCTGGAACTGTTGATTTCGGTGCTTCTGATGAACCTATCAAGGCAAAAGAAGCAGCAAAAGTCAAGCGTGGTGTTGTTCAAATCCCCATGGTTGGTGGAACGATTGCTGTTGCCTACAACAAGCCTGGATGCAAACTGAAACTGACTCAGAAACAAGTTGTTGATATTTTCTCTGGTCGCATTACTGACTATAAGCAAGTCGGTTGTGCTGCTGGTTCTATGAAGGTTGTTCATCGTTCTGATGGTTCTGGAACCACTTTCGCATTCACCAACTCTCTGGATGCTTTTGGTGGTTGGACTGCTGGTGTAGGTAAGTCAATCAACTGGCCTACTGGTGTTGGTGCTAAAGGTAACGAAGGTGTTGCTGGAACTATTTCCAACACTCCTGGTGGTATTGGTTATATCAATACTGGATTTGTTCGTGCTAACAAACTCCAAGCTGCTGTGCTTCAGAACAAGGCAGGTAAGTTTGTTGGACCTTCTGCTGTGACTGGTGCTGCTGCTCTGAACAGCATCAAACTGGACCCTGTGACCCTTGCAGGTGAAGATCCCAACCCTTCTAACCCCCGTGCCTACCCTATCTCCACTCTGACCTGGATTGTTGCCTATAAGAGTGGTTATGCTCCTGGTAAGGCAGAGGCAGTTCGTGATGCTATCAACTACGCTCTGAGCACCAAAGCACAGTCGATTGCTGATGACTTGGGATATGTTCCCCTTGCTGGTTCGGTTCTTCACCGTGCTCGTTTGAAAGTTCAACAAATCGGTATGGGCGAGAAGTGATATATAAGGGGGTTGACGAAACCCCCTTTTTATTGTATTATAAGGAACGAGTTAGGAGGTTTATGTCTCTTCTTTCGCAACTAGACAGGCAACTTGCCATTACTGCTTTTGAGCATTATGCTGATTTTCTAAAAAGTGAAATATCTTTTATTGAAAATTCTCAACTAGTTGACGATCCAAACTACCCAGAGTATCATACATACAAACAAGAGTTGTATGAATTAAATACACTTCTCAATTGGGTTCGTTTGGAGTACTTCAAGAATGAAAATTAATCTCTGGTATTGTAAAGATATGAATCTCTGGCGTTGGACGTTGACTGATGATCATCGTCCAGTTGTTCGCCAAGAGTCTGGACAACAAACTCATCTACGTGATGCTATGAATGATGTGGCAAATACTGTGGAATATTTGATGAATAAAAACTAATTTGAAAGGGCGATTGGCGCAGCGGTAGCGCAGCTGCTTTACACGCAGACGGTCATTGGTTCGAATCCGATATTGCCCATTATAAATACCTAAAAAAACTGGTATAATGGAAAAGTTGTATAAATTACTTTCTGATACTCAGGCAAGTCTTTTTGTTCTCTTTCAAAAGACTTGGGTTTATCATTGGCATATTGTTGGACCTGATTTTAAGCAGATTCATGATTTGTTTGGTGAACAATATGTTGCTCTTCAAGAAGAAGTTGATCGTATTGCTGAGCATATGAGATTTCTTGAAATTAAACCAGTTAGTTCTTTATCTAGAGTAGTAGAAGTTTCTGGTATTGGTGAAGCAAAGTCTAATATTTCCGAAATGGAAATGATTCGTGATTTGATGGAAGGGCATCAAAAAATAATCACTATGCTTTCGGATGCTGCCGTTGAAGCAGAAGAACAAAAGTCAAGAGGGACAGTTAACCTTCTTGATGATTTAAATGAAGCACACGGTAAATTCGTATGGATGCTTCGTTCATTTACTGAAAAATAATTAAGTTATTATAGAGATGGAAAATTTAAGAATCAGATGCCGCTCCTGTGGTAAGGAGTTAGAAGGGCATCCTACGAAAACTGTGACTTGTGGTTGTCCAAATATGGCAACGATTCGTGGAGATAAGATTTCAGCAGTTGACTTATCTTCTGTTGTTATGCTAAACTCATATCATACCAAATCAAAGTCTGGTGTTCTTACAAGTGAAGATATTGCTTGGCAAGAAGCACGTCGTCAACGTAAAGTAAAACGTTTAGATTTTGAAGTCCGTTGAGGACTTTTATTGGAGAGGTGGCCGAGTGGTTTAAGGCAGCAGTCTTGAAAACTGCCGAAGTGAAAGCTTCCGTTGGTTCGAATCCTACCCTCTCCGTTACAAATATTACAAAATTTTAGATTCTCTTAATCTATATTTTTGTATCAACACAAACTTGACAGGTTGAAACTACTGACTAGCATAACTAGTAGTATTCAACCTAAAACCCTATGGATCAGCACACCTACGATAATTGGGTGAAGATCAAGGAGACCTTCGAACAGTCTGGTAATACAGACAATATGTTCTACAAGAGATCAGTTGAAATTGTAAAGACCAGAAGAGATCCTCTGGCAAAGTTTCTTGGTGATGAAAAATGATGCACGAACAAGAAGAATTGGTAACTCGTTCTGAAGTTCAGGAGATGATCGATGCTGCAATACGACGACACAACCGTAATGCTTCTATCATTAGTATGTGCGTCGGTTGGGTGGTTCTTGCTTTATTTGCTGAAGGACTCCTCCGACTGGTAGGTGTTATTCCGCCATTACTTCCATGGCTCAAAATCACTCTGAACTAATTTTTTTGGTTCCTTGGATTGTTCTTGTAGGGATTGCTATATCAATGTTTGTGCAAGGTTGGATGGTAATGAATGCCCACTATGGATATTCAAAAAGTCCAAAAGTGAAGCATCCAGAAATGAACGACGTTAAGGCAGGAGATCCATTACTTGTGCTTAGAATTACGGAAGAAGATTTAGAAGAACTCCAAAAAAGAGTTTTACAACAGAAGATAGACGAATTATTTGAAGAACCTTCAACTTATGAGGACGAAGACGATGACTAATCTTTTTATATCTTCACTTTTACTTTTTAGTTCCATTATATTATTTGTTTATTGGGGACTTACACACGCATATCCAGGAGTTGTATGAGAGTAGGATTAATTGGACTTGGAAGAATGGGCGAAGGAATGTCTCGCCGTATGATGAAAGAAGGAATAGAAGTCTGGGGTTATAGGAGAAACTATGAAAAGGCTCAAGAAGCATATGAAAAGGGATATGTTAATGGAGTTGCAACTACTATTGAAAATCTTGTTCAAGTAGTTAAACAAAAAAAGAATGGTGGTATTCAACCAGGAATCTTTCAAATGGTTGTACCTGCAGAAACAGTAGAGGAGACGATCAATGAGTTACTACGATTTTGTGGTGAGGGAGATATTATTATTGATCATGGCAATAGCAATTTTAAAGACAGTCGGAAAAGAGCCGAGCGTTTGGCAAAGATTGGTATCCAATATATTGATTGTGGCACTAGCGGCGGTGTTTATGGTTTGGATCGTGGATACTGTCTTATGGTTGGTGGGGGAAATACTGCGGTCGCCACTTGTGCGAGCATTTTTGATGCCCTTGCCCCAGGAATCAACGCTGCCCCCAGGACTCAATTTAACTCAGACGTAACCTCTGCCGAGTTTGGTTGGTTGCACTGTGGTGGTCCAGGTGCAGGGCATTTTGTGAAGATGGTTCACAATGGAATTGAGTATGGAATAATGCAGGCGTATGCAGAAGGATTTAACATTATTAAGAATGCTAATGCAGGTGCTAAGTATGTCAGAGAAGGAGATGCAGAGGTTGCCCCAATGGCAGACCCCGAAAGTTATTGTTATGACATTGACGTTGCTGAAGTGGCTGAGTTATGGCGTCGTGGTAGTGTGGTTGGTAGCTGGTTACTCGATCTTACTGCTGATGTGCTACGCAGGGATGGTGAGCTTAGACAGTTCTCTGGAGGCGTATCCGACAGCGGTGAGGGTCGTTGGACTGTTTCTGCCGCTGTGGATCTGGGGGTTCCCGCTCCTGTCATTACTACTGCCTTATTTGAAAGATTTAACTCACGCAATCTCGGATCGTTCGGAGCAAAAATCTTAAACGGAATGCGTTATATGTTTGGTGGTCATCACGTAAGATAAAGGAGTCATTCAATGGAAAGATTTAACGGATTATCAGAATATGAACTGAAACTTTTAGCAGATGCAGTGTGGGTAAGACAAAGACACCATATTGCTGGAGACAAAAAGTTCAAGGAGTACGGAGCACTTCTTGGTGAGATTCAGAAATTGGTCGATTACAAACCAGGTGTATTTCTATGAAAAAACTCAACGATACAATTCTATTAGTCACGATATCCATCATTGACTTTCTGTATCGTGACCTACCCATACAAAGATTCTGGGTTTTGGAAACAATTGCCAGAGCACCATACTTTGCTTTCGTCAGTGTGTTACATCTCAAAGAATCATTAGGACTCAGGGATCTATCACACTACTACTTGATGAAAGAACACTTCGCACAAACACTCAATGAAACGGAACACCTCATCGAAATGGAGCATCGTGGCGGAGCAGACCGCTGGGTTGATCGCTTTTTCGCTTATCATTTGGTTCTCATCTATTATTGGATTCTGGTGGGTTATTATTTTATTGCTCCAGTTTCTGCTTATCACTTGAACGCAGGTATTGAGTATCATGCCACAGAGACATACTTAGATTACTTCTGGGATCATCCAGAAGATACCAAGATCGGTGAGATTGCCACAGATGAAATGAATCATTATATAGAACTTTCAAGAGCAATGGAGATGGTCTGATGTTATTAGCAAAAGCACTTTTATTTGTTTCAGTCCCTTTCGTATTAGCAACTCTTTATTTCGGAACAAAAGGAGGGTATTATGATACCGAAAAGTATAAAGGAAACGGAACCGCACATTAGACAGCGGTATCACTTTGCCGCATCAGCATTTGTAAGAATGTGGGGACATAGTTCTTTACACGATCGTCGCATCGTAGAATTTTGTGAGGTATGGGCACATAGAACTGAAAATGCCCCATTAGATGATAGGGTAGTGGATCAATACTTTTATTATGAGTTTAAGACCTGGAGAGGATACTGATGGGACACTTCGCACGATGGGTTCTTGAAAACCCTTATACATTGGGTATTATTGGTTATCTTTTGATTGTGTTGCCGATTATGGGTATATGGGCAATTCATAAATACGGGTGGCAACACTGGGCTCCATTTGACAGGGGACATAAGAAGTAGTATAAATATTTGGGAACACAAATAGTATTCCCAAATGGAAACCAGAGTTTGTAAAATGTGTAAGGCAGAAAATCTATTGACAGATTTTCCACTTGCTGGTAAAATAAAGGGAACTACATATTACAGACACCTATGTGTTCAGTGTTATTCTAAAACTAAAATACCCCGCAAACAAAAAATGAGAGCGGAGTATTATGAGTGGAAAAAAACACTTAAATGTAATAGATGTGGTTATGATGACTATCGAGCACTTCAATTCCACCACAATAGCAATAAAGAACATAATATTGCTGATATGCTTAAAAACAGTATGCGTTTAGAGCGAATACAAGAAGAAGCATTAAAATGTGAGGTTTTGTGTGCCAACTGTCATCAAATAGAACACTTCGGGCATTAGCGCAGTTTGGTAGCGCGTCCCGTTTGGGGCGGGAAGGTCACAAGTTCAAATCTTGTATGCCCGACTAGCCAGTTACTTCACTGGCACACTTGACACACAAGTCCAAACCACTTATAATAACTAGGTCAACAAACAAAACAATGTCTCTGATCCAAAAATTCAAGAAAGATGTTAGCACTCTTCGTCTTGCTGCTAACGGGGAAATCTACCTTGATGTAAAGA